AATCTACAAAATTATGTTCAGCATTGTATACGCGGAACATATATTTTCCATTTAGCGTGTAGATCAAATGTCCTTGTACACCGTTGGCTGATTTTGGTTTCATAGTTTAATTGATCTTTTATTTACAGATTTAATGCGGTATAAGTGGATTCGTCTTTTAGAATCAACATGACTTCTTCTTTTTCAGTGTATACAAGCCCGTGTGTTTCCAAAATAGGTCTACGCATTGCCCATGGCATATCACACCAGTTATCAACCTTAGCATGACTTCCCCATGTTTCGTCTGGTAGAGTGCTGCGCATCCAGCCTACTAGATGTTTTAACGCCTCTATAGTATTACCAGGATGGCTGCTCAGGATTGCGTTTGCAAAATTATTGGCCAATACATAGGTAAAAAAACTACCAGGCTGATATCCGTAGACCAAATAGTTGTACATGGGATCGGCAAATTCTTTAGGAACATCCCAATCAGAGACTGTTTTGTATAGTCTGTTACGACTGTATTCTGTTAGGGTCATTCTTCAACTCCCACTGGTTTACATTTATGAAATGGCATAATGCGACCAAGCCATCCAATCAGTTCACCGCAATTTTGGCAATAGTACGATGGGTATTTCTTCATTCTTCAACTCCAAAATGTTTCTTAATCGCTCTGGAACAATCGTGTGTTCCTCTTGACCATTCTGAACTAATCTTATGATCCAGTAGTAAATCACAATGATTAGCACATTCCCGCACAATCAACTCGGCGAATTTTTCTTTGTCAAAGATCCACCCTTCGCCACTGTTGGATGTTGGTTCAATACGAGTAGTTGCCTGTTCAGCAAGTTGTTTAATTCGTTCGTTCATTTGTGCCATGCTCCTTCAAAACAATGTCTAATCTCATGCCCTAGTGCAAACATAGAGGTTGCCGATGCTGTGTATATTTTACAATACTGCTTGGTTGGTATAGCACATGCAAGTACAGTCTGATCTTTTGGTATACTATCATTTCTTTTCTTACAAAATGTATCAATATCATCAACCAATTCCCATGTGACTACAGTTTTGTTAGTAAGTCTTTGCTCACTACTCACCGCTTCAAACAAATCAGAGGATACATTTGCACACCCGGTTAGTAATAATAACAGGAGATATGAGTAGCGTTTCATAGTTCAACTCCAAGGATGTGTTCCAACTCTTGAATGATACCTTTCAATACCATTCTTTCATAAAAATCTTTTTTGAATTTCTGTTCACCACCACCTGGCCATCGATCTTGACCGTAATTAGACATTAGGTAATCAATATGATTTGCTCGATCTTGATGTAGTTTTAATCTGGATTTGATTACTTCGGTCATTCTTCAACTCCAAAATGTCCTTTAATCTTTCTAACCGTATCCTTGTCATGTTCTTTCAACGCACGAACTCGTTCATTGGCAAATGGCTCATGTGGGTTTAGTATCATATACCGTTGATCCACAAATAACTCGGCACATTCTCTAACAATCAACTCGGCAAACTTGTCCCTAACAGATTCCCACTTAGCTCTATCCTTACCAAGTCCATATATTTCAAGTCCAGACTCTTTTTCAAATTCTCTAATTCGTAGATTCATTTTGTTTTCTCTGCCAGTTCTTTATATCCAGCCCAACTGGGATGGATCTTATCTTTTTGCCAACGAGTAGTGGGCAATACAGTATCATGAAACTGTGCCGCTACTTCTCTAACTTGATGTACAATAAGCGGTTTAGATTCTTCGTTAGGCAAAATCCAAAACACTCTCGCATCACCTTTGATCTTAGTTCGAATGTTCATCAGCATACCATACGTGTCTGCTTTGACCCAGTCATTGGTGCCTAGACTAATAATTACAGTTTCAGCAGTGAGATCTTTGTTACCATACTTGTTGTTCCACCCCAAACTGGTAATTCCAACTTGTGCGTATGCCGCACATTCAGGACGAAACTGTTTGGTACCAACTGCAATACTGTCACCAATGATTAAACAATCAATCATTCTTCAACTCCGATCATTTGAATATATCCAGCGCCTAAACTTAGGTAAAATAGTAGTTGCAATATTCACTACAATAACAAAGATTGTAAGGAATACAATAATATCAAGCATAATATCCATCATTTAACTCCAAAATGTTGATTAATTTTTACCGACAGAGTATCATAACGCAGAAACGCACCTTGATTGTCTACAATACTTGCACATTCTTTTACAATCAATTGGGCAAAACTTTCAATGGCGGCACGATCATATGCATCCATTTTGTCCCAACAGCCACTTGCAGTTAGTCCTGCACAATACATCAAATCTTCAAATTTGGTATTCATATTACTTGTTAATATTTACGAGCTGTGCTCTAAATAGTTACGTACCCAGGCCAAACGTGATTGCTCATCTAGCTCAGTGTATTTTACTATATTTTCACGTATTGCGTCAACCAGTGGATAATATTCTTCATCTAAATTGTGCTTGATGTCATTCTTCAAATCCATCAACTTGTCTGTGCGTGGATTGCGAGCAACCCACTTGCTAGTCAAGTAGTATGGGCTCTTGATCTTAAAGGATATTCCGTCATCGGTATATGCTACAAAACCTTCATGCCGACATTCCTTTGCCATTTGTTCTACTCGTGCCATATTGGTTGTCACGCTTTCTGTCCAATGGCAGTGAAGTGTGTCACGAGCAAATTCTTGCAAAAAGAATGGGTCACGTACAATTTCAGAACCCCATGTGTTGGCACGAGCTCCTAACAAGTACATGCCTGACTTTTCTGGAACAATATGTGGATCGTTTGGATGCACACATTCAAACATAAAAGTCATTCCTTCGCAATCTGCTGTACCCAATGCCAAGCGCCAGTCAATCAAAGGCATATGTGTTGCCATCATTTCCTTTGCCATGTCCACGTATGGGCTGTCAGTTGAACCGGTAGTTGAAACTAATAGTTCACCTTTGTGTACAGTCATAGCCGTCATAAAGCCGTTCACTTTACGGAATGCAATAACCTTAGTGCCCTTGTCTAACTTTGGTGCTTCTTTTTCAATACCGTAGTTGTGGATCTTTGTAAATGGATAAGCAACCAAGTTGAAATCAGCATCTACAATTGACCCACGACATTCAGCAATGTACTTGTTCCACAAGTTGTCGTAGAACACCTTCTTCTTGTACTTGAGCACAAAGATGCCGTCACCAGCAGACTTCATGTTTACAAGGCCGCTGGTTTCAACATACTTTTTCAATTCATCTTGAAACATGTTATCTCCCTACTGCGATCATACGAATTCGCAATGCGTTTAATCCTGTTTGAATATCAGTCAACTCAGTCAGGGCCTTGGTGTAATGACCGTTGGTGTGTTTTTCATGACTCATTTTACGATCCACACCCATGGCCATTTTAACATTGGCGATGGCTGTGTCAACTGCTTCGATACGTACTTCAAGTTTTTCTAAATCGGTCATTCTTCAACTCCAACTGTTGCTCTAGCACGAGCCATCAATCCAACATCAGCTCGTGTCATTACCGCCAACAACAAACGCTTTTCTTCCAAGTAGGTCCTAGCAAAGGCCACATCGTGTTTTACAATGCTACGAGTGTTGGCTATCAAGTCAGCCAATTTAACAGTTTGTGCTTCAGCAGGTGCAGCCGCAGTATGCTCACGGTCTATGGCCTTGCGAACAGCTCTGTTGCCATCTTCAAGACAACTCACATCAGTCAACCAACCAACCAAGGTTGCAACTTCGGGACCAAATTCAGCACATATGTCCTCGATAGTAACACCGGTGTCTTCTACAACATCGTGTAACCATGCAGCCGCAACCATTTCAAATGTGGCACCTTCCAATTCAGCCACAATGCCTGCAACTTCAGCAGGATGCACAATATAAGGTTCAAATGTGTACTTTCGTACTTGTTTGACAGCAGCATGGGCTGCTGTGGCAAATACCCTAGCTCGCTCTACTATGTGCATGTCAACTCCTGGTTGTTTCGTTCTATGCTAGTATTATAACACAAGTTAGATAAACGGTCAACCTCTAATGATGACCCTTAATTTGCCCCTTCATTGCGCTGGCAATTGCATCTTCCATTGAGACGGCAATCATACCAGTAGCGTCCATACCTACATCAAGAACTCTATAGTGTTCAATTCCACTCACACCACCATGTAAGTGGCCGTGAAAGTGAACACTGCCACGATGTTGTTGGTCAAATTCTGCAATAGGATAATGGAACATGCACACCACAGTACCGTTGTAGACAATACGCAGATATTGATGCACTTCTTTGAAACACTTACGAAACGTAGGGTCATTTAATGTCTTACGGTCGTGATTGCCTTCAATCAAAATCTTTGTACCGTTGCAACGGTTCATAAATTCTGCGGCCTTTTGAGCCGGCAAAAATGCCACATCTCCAAGAATGTATACTGTGTCTTCGGGTTGGATCAAATCGTTCCATTCTTTGACCATGGCTTCGTTCATGTAGTCCACATCATTGCGGAATCGAGCTCGTGACACAGGACAAAAATTCATGATGTTTGTATGCCCCCAATGTAGATCACTGGTTATCCATGTTTTCATTTTATTCACCTACTACCCTATATTTTAAATACATTAACCAGCAAACCAAATTTCCTTGAAGCCTTCGTCTTCAGTTGGTATGGCAAAACTTGCCAGCATTCCTTCTATTACCACATCAGGAATTACTTTACCCGGCCGGCTATTTAATCTACGTGTCAATTCAATTCTCGACGGAGTTTCAAATACCACAGCAATATGTTCATAATCTGGCAACATATTGAACTTACGAGTGCGGCTTGCTATTGTGGTACTGGTCTGATCCCATATAATGTTACGACCCGATTCTCGAGCTGCAACAACTTCCTTGGACATCAGTTTCACAGCAGTTGGCATGAAATCTGTAAACACTTCAGAATAGGTACGACCCACTTCTGCGGCATAGATTTCAACCCACTTGTCTGTGCTGACACGAGCACAAAGCAGAGCCCAGTCTTGGGAATCTACCCAAGTGGATTTGCCTGAGCCGGGCACACCAATTAATTGATAGCATCGGGGCATTACCAATTCTCCACACCTGAAATTTCAATTTTAAACTCACCGTCTAGTCCATTGATTGTGGTATGCACAATCATGTTGGTGATGCTACCAATACCACTATGTCCATCCTGTATCAATTCAAATGAATCAGCCTCTGGAAACTTTTCCATTGTTGCCACAATCTTTGCAACTTCTTCTCTAGATATATACATTATTCTACTCTCCTAAAAGTTTGCCAATCATCAATGTTTGGCTTTTCATCTTCATCATAAGTCCAACCCAGAGCCTTCATCATACGATGTTTGACCAATAGGTTGGGGCTACGGAATCGACCAGTGTCTTCGAAGCCCATCATGACTCCGAGTTCGCAAACTGCACCGCTACGGCACACACCTGCATAACAATGAACAACCACGTTCATTCTATTAGCCAATGCATGTTGTAGCAGTCGAACAAGTTCGTTGGCTTGCTCTTGACTACAACGCATAGCCTCATCCAAGGCAAAGTCATTCTTCTCAATGTCCAAAAATTCAAAGTTATGTTGTTCTTTGAACTTGTGGGCAGGAGTCGGCCTCCAACTTGCTGGATCAACAATGCTGATCAGCATACTATTCTCTCCAGCCTCGTGATGGAACCTTGTAGGTATATCAGCGGCTGCTACATTTTCGATCCAGGGCATATTATTTCCTTCCAATTCTTTCTGCAATTTTCATCTTGACCCATTCTAAATGTTCATTAAACATCTTGGGGCCGTTCGGGTGATTAATCACTGCCAACTCAAACTGAGTACGGATAGCAATCAATTCTGTCGTAGACTTCTTAGCATATTCTGCCTCTTGGTCATACTGATTTCCATTATTGTAAGCCATACTATACTCCTTTCTTTATTCACGTTCTTTCTTTACTCGTCCAATGCGTGACGCCTTTGGTAATGCGAGAATACCCACTGGCAGATTCTCTAACAATCACATCAAAGTTGAAACTTTTCATATTGATCTCCCGAATATTAACTGTTGGAATCCATTAAATCAATCAGCAGGGCCAATAGATCTTTGTTGGACATGCTGCTTAATTTACCAGTACCAAATCCCAGCTCGTCGGCGGTATAGTCATCCCATATCTCAATGATCTTAGCGATAACCAAGTTACGCATGGTACAACTTACTCTCCGCCTTTGAGCAGGAACCGGTTACTAATTGCCTTGAAGGACACTTGACGTTCATTGCACTTGAACACAAGGCCTTCGCGTTCTGGACCTACAATGTCTCCCATTACTGACTTGGCTTCGGCCATTGCTAGCAAGTCTGTAACAGTTTCTGTAGTAATTGACACAGATGATTTTAACACCGGGCAGTGATTCAAATTGAACACTGCTACAAATGCTTCACGTTCAGCAGGAGTAAAATAGCATCCTGCTTCAATATTGTAAATGTCATACACATAAAAGTCCTGGTCCCGCATCCGGTACATGTTACCCTGAATACCGTTACCGACCAGCTCGCCTTGTATCGCAATGTTGCGCCTAATATTGGACAACTTGGCAGGTAGGTCATGCCGGTATGCGGCACGCCATAATGAGTTGTCTGGATTGGGTTTGAGGTCAAGGTTGCGTGAACAAACACCAACTTCGCCATCGATGACATATACAGTCATTGAAGAACCGTCCAGCTTTTCAGTCACTTCCCAAGTTAGGCCTTCTGTCTTCCATTGTTCCAATTCAACTGACAAGTTTTGAATACGCTCTTGGTCAGTCTTTGGAATCACAGAAGGGAACATACCTTTAACTTCACCTGCAAGTTCTGCTGGAACAGGTGCTTCGTACTTGACAATGCCAAGTAGTTCAGACACATCATCACCTTCAGCAAAAGAATTGGTCTGCGGCATAACTGCATCCAAGTTCAACAACAGCCCCTGCGATAGTTGACCACGCAACTTCACAGTGCGGAGCCGTTCGCCTTCGACACCTTCAAAAGTCTTTGCATAATGTCCGGGCCGGGTTAGAAAGGGTGCAATAGCGGTAGGGATGAAGCTATCGATCTCGCAGTACACCGCCAGATCACCAGCTGAGTATTCACCCCGCTTGACCACGCAGGTCCATCCACCCACTACTGCACATTCAATTGCATCTGCACCTGCAATAGGACGGATAGAATCAATCTTACGAATAGTTGCCATCTTTCTCATGATGCTGTTCCTTAATAAATTTCTTTAAGAATTTGAAACTTGTCTGTAGGATATTTTTCTTTGAATTCTTCAGTTTTTACAAACTCATTGTATGCCTTGGCATCAAAAAACATCTTACGAAACACACTTGTTAAGGAACCTTTTGGAGTGACTGTAAGGTACACGGATTTTGCTTTGCCGGCCATTTAGGATTCCTTTATGTTGTAAAGTATATTATAACGCCTTTTGGTGACGCTGTCAACCGTTTTTAGGTCAAAATGCCTGTGGTAGCTTTGATATATTGAGCCGCTGAAGATTGGTCAGTTACTTCAAGTACTGTGATAGTACTACTATTTAACCGTACTTCTTTTTCAGGATCTACTGTAAACAAGTAGGGAACCATGCCAACTCCTTGAGCTCCCATGGTCAGAACCATGGGACGAGACAGCTTTAGCTGTGTTGCTGTTTCTTCAATCAGCTTTGCCACCAGCTCTTCGCCACTGGTCAATTTGATAGTGACCACATCACCTGAACTTACACCTTTGTATATCAACATATTGTTTCCTTTTAATGTCTTTTTGTTGCGCCAATACGGCTGGACTTGTTCCAGTCGTAGGCAATGCCATCTGGGCAATGTCCGTTTTTAACACTGTCTACTCCAAACATTCCAACAATCTCAAAGTCTTTGCCTTTGATTGTTACAAACTCATTCATATGTTTGGCAACGTTCATTGCTTCTGCCAGTGTGAGAACTTGGAATGTTTCCTCTTTTCCAATTATTTTAAACGTCATGTACGCTTCTTAACAATTATATCAACCAACCCATAGTCTAGTGATTGTTGTGCACTCATAAAATTATCACGTTCCATGTCTCTAGAAAATTCTTCAAAAGTTTTACCTGCACTGTTGTGATCTACATAGATCTGTGTAAGGTTCTTTTTTATCTCAAGAATTTCTGTGACTTGAATCAACATGTCAGTGGCCTGGCCACGTGCGCCGCCACTGGGCTGGTGTATCATGTGCCGAGCATTGGGTAGCATGGAGCGTTTACCTTTGGTGCCAGCCTGTGCCAACAAACTACCCATGCTACATGCCTGACCCATAACAATCGTGCGAATATCACACTTGATAAATTGCATGGTATCATATATGGCCATTCCAGCTGTTACACTACCGCCTGGACTGTTGATATACAAAGAAATATCCTGATCAGTGTTTTCACTTTCAAGATACAATAATTGTGCAACAATTAAGTTTGCCATTTGATCGTGAACTTCGCCTTCAAGCAAAATTACACGGTCTCTAAGTAGACGGCTGTAGATATCATAGCTACGTTCGCCTTTACTTGTCTGCTCTAATACCATTGGGACTAATGCCATAATTTTTCCTAAAAAAAAACAGAAAAAGCCACTAGGACTTTTCCTGTTATAAGAGTTAATCAAACTTAAACAAAATTCAAGTTGTAACGATCGCTCATTACAGTCTTGAGCATGATACCTTCTGGTGTGAATTGTTCAACATCCGCGCCTAGCAAGCTGGCCATGATTGCTGGACTGAATCCACTTACCAGAGCAGCACCGCTCTTGTCTGCCGCAACTGGAACGTTACCAGAACTGTTTAGATTCCAGAAAACAACCTTTGGAACAGTGTATCCGGCTGCTTCAAACTTGCGTT